ACACACTCAACACGAATGATGCGGTATCTCTCAAGATTTCCGAGGGCACCTTGATTGCCAATCAGCGTGCCGAGCTAACGCTTGACGCGATGCGCGAGGGCTGCTCGCATATCTTGTTCGTGGATTCTGACATGCGTTTCCCGCAGGACATGATCTCGCGGCTGCTCAAGCATGACCTTGACATCGTGGCTACGAACTGTGCGCGTAGGCGTATGCCTACAGGCCCGACTGCTCAGATCTACAAGGAAAACGGGGATCGTGAGCTTGTTTGGACAATGCCAGAAAGCACTGGCCTGCAAGAAGTTGGCTCAGTCGGCATGGGCGTGATGATGATTAAGGCTGAAGTCTTCAAGGCTTTGGGCGAGCCGTGGTATGAAACCCCTTGGCGGCATGACAAGCGCGGCTATATCGGCGAAGATGTGTTCTTCTGTAAAAAATCCCGCGATGCTGGCTTTAAAATCTGGATCGACCATGATGTCTCGAAAGAGATCGGCCATGTCGGAACCTTTGAGTTCAAGCATGACCACACTTGGGCGATCAAGGATCTGGAAAAAGCGAGGGAATCGTAATGGCCCTGACCACTTACAACGAGTTGAAATCGTCTGTCGCGGATTGGCTCAACCGAACCGATCTGACGGCGGTGGTGCCTGACTTTATCTCTCTGGCCGAGGCGCAGATTGAGAGGACTTTGCGCACCCGTCAGATGATCGTAAGGGCTACGGCTGCAATCGATACCGAATACAGCGCGGTTCCTGCCGACTTCTTGGAAACCAAGTCGATCAAGCTCAACACAAACCCGGTGACGGCTCTGGCGTTTGATTCGATTGATGCGATGGACTTGATGAAGTCAACGAGATACCTGTCTCCTGGCAAGCCTCAATACTTCAGCATCGTTGGAGGCCAGATTCGGGTTCTGCCTGTGCCTGACAACAGCTACACGGCAGAATTGACTTACTACGCGAAACTCACGAAGCTATCAAGTACCGTGTCCTCTAACTGGTTGCTGGCATCATCGCCTGATGTGTATCTCTATGGCTCGCTGATGCAGGCATCGCCATACCTTAAGGATGATGCAAGGATTCCTGTGTGGTCTTCAATGTACACAAGTGCCTTAGAGGCGATACAGGTTGCAGATGATCGCGGCGCGACATCTGGCGGGGCTATCATGATGCGGGCTAGGACTTTTGGATAAAGGAGTGTTGAAATGTCATCGTTTACCGACTACACCGAGAACCTAGTTCTCACTTGGCTCTTGACCACTGGCAGCGCAACGCGGCCTACTGCGTGGTTCGTGGGACTATTCACTGCTGCGCCTTCTGACACTGGTGGCGGCACTGAGGTGTCCGGCAACGGCTATGCACGCACTGCAACCGGCACGATCACGGTTTCAGGCACCTCGCCAACGAACGCCACCAACTCGGCGGCTATCGAGTTCCCTGCGGCCTCTGGCGGTAACTGGGGTTCGATTGGCTGGGCTGCGATCTTCGATGCGTCTACAGGCGGCAATATGCTGGCCTGGGCTGCTCTTAGCACCTCGCGCACCATCAACGATGGTGATGTGTTGCGCATTCCTGTTGGCGATCTTGACGTTACTCTGACTTGATTGAGCGTTTCTTGTGATTGATGCGGTATTCGTCTAGGCGAATTTCTGTCTTGAGGTATTGATATGGCTTTGGTGATAAAAGACAGGGTAAAAGAAACAACCACCACAGCCGGCACGGGCACAGTTACGCTTGCTGGTGCAGCTTCTGGTTATCAGTCCTTTTCTGTCATTGGTAACGGTAACACGACTTTTTATGCAATAGTCGACTCTGCTGCCGGTACTTGGGAGGTTGGGATCGGCACATATACGTCAAGCGGAACTACCCTGAGCAGAGATACTGTTTTGGAGTCTAGCAATAGCGGATCTGCCGTTAACTTTAGCTCAAACAGCAAAGATGTTTTTGTCACATATCCTGGAGAGTATGCAGTTGTTGCTAGTAATAATCTAGGAACATCTGGGCAAGGCTTGATTTCTGCCGGCCCCAATGCTGCGGCTGCCTGGGGCAATGTCAGCGCAGACATCCAAGAGTTCACTTCTACTGGCACATCTACATGGACTAGGCCAGCAGGCGCGAAACTGGTTTATGTCTTGATGTTTGGTGGCGGCGGTGGTGGCGGGTCTGGGCGCCGTAGAGCGTTAAGTTCTGCTGGCACCGCCGCTTCTGGCGGCGGCGGCGGCGGTGCTGGCGGAAGATCCGAATTGTGGATACCCGCCGCTGCGTTGGGCGGCACGGAAACAGTTACTGTTGGCGCTGGCGGCACAGGCGGTGCCGCACGAACCACTGATGACACCTCGGGTGCAGCCGGTAATGATGGCACAAGCACATCATTTGGCTCTTGGGGTCTTGCTAGGCCGGGCACCACTGGTAGTGGTGGCACAACATCCAGCGGTGGCTCAGGCAATGGGGGTGGCGGCGGTGCTGATGGAATTACACAAGGCGCTACAAGCTACTCTGCGAATGGAGGTGGCGGTACAACTTCCACAGGAAGCGTAGCAAATCGCGGAGGCTATCGCGGTGGTGGCGGCGGCGGTGGTGCCGGGTTTTCGGCAGCCTCTACTGCGGCTAACCTTGGTGGCGCTGGTGGGCTAGGAGGCGCGGCTTACAATAATTCTTCTACTAGCACTGGCTCAGGCGGCGCGGCTGGCGCAACAAACGGAGCTGGCGGCAATGGAGCTGACGCCGCGTCGTTTTTTATTGGTGGTAGCGGTGGCGGTAGCGGTGGTTCTGGCACAACTACAGCAGGCGCTGGCGGCAATGGAGGCCGCCCTGGAGGCGGCGGCGCTGGAGGTGGCGCAGGTCATGGCGTTAACTCTGGCGCTGGCGGCAACGGCGGCAACGGTTATGTTCGTGTAATCACATTCTTCTGACTATGCCCAAGCAATTCCTACTCAATGCAGACGGCAGCATCCCTGCCAATGTCAATGTCCAGGCTTTGCAGGAGGCCGGCATTCCCTTGGTTCTGCCGACAACCATGCCGCGCGAGTTTGGCATGGTGGCCGTGGAGCAAGAGCCACAACAAGATGCCGATGGTGTGTGGCGACAGGTGTGGGTGCTTGAGTTTGCGCCAGAGCAACAAGAGCCTTTAGAGTAAAAAATGCTTGGCTTTTCTGCATTTTCTGAAATACCGTTTTCAGCGCTACCAAGCGCTGTAGTGGTTCAGGATGCTTCTTTTTCTATTTCTGCGTCTTCTACTGTATCGGTATTTGCAAAAAGAACAGCCAACATATCGGTGTTGGTTTCTGCGTCTTCTACTGTATCGGTATCTGCAAAAACAACAGCCAATGTATCGGTATTGGCTTCGTCATCTTCGTCTGCAAGCGTATCAGCTTTAAGGTACGCGGTCGGTGCATTTAACGCTAGTTCGACATCTAGCCTCAGCGTTTTTGTTTCGCTTATTGCCAAATCTTCTTTTGCGGTTGCTGGTTCATCAACGATGAGCGCATCGGCGCTTCGTTACGCAATTGCATCATGCTCGGCAGCAAGTTCATCATCAATGAGCGTATCTGCGCTCAGGTATGGCATTGCATCATTTACCGCTGCAAGTGCAAGCTCGATGTCGCTTGCCGCAACCAGGGTGCCCATAGCATCGCTTCAACTTAACGGTGCATCTACTCTTACGATCAACACTACTGGGACATTCAACAATCAGGTATCGATTGCATCACAGTCGCAAACTTCCATCAGGGTTGTAAGCAGACTAAATGCTGCTTCTTCAGTTGTTTGCTCATCTAGCGTATCCGTTTCTGCTATCCTAAAATGGACGCCGGAATCCGATACATCAGAGACATGGACAAGCATCCAAGACACATCCGAGGTCTGGACTGCGGTTTCTGATAACTCGACAAGCTGGGCCGCTGATAGCGATACGCCCGAGACTTGGACTCCCATCTCCGACAACTCTGAAACGTGGCAAATTGCTGCATGAGGTGAAAAATGGCTGATACCACGACGACCAACCTTCTTTTGACCAAGCCAGAAGTAGGCGCATCAACAGATACATGGGGCGGGAAGATAAACACCGACCTAGATACCATTGATGCAGTATTCAAGGGCGATGGCACTGGCACCAGTGTTGGCCTTAATGTGGGGTCTGGAAAAACGCTGGCTGTGGCTGGAACCTTAGCCGTAACTGGATCAGCAACCGTGATTGAGTTTGCAGATGGCACTGCATCAGCACCATCAATCACAAATGATGGAGATACCAACACTGGTATTTTCTTTCCCGCAGCAGACACCATTGCGTTTACTGAGGGTGGTACTGAGTCAATGCGCCTCGACTCCTCCGGCAACCTGGGGATTGGGACGAGTTCGCCTGCGTTTGCGCTTGGCTCTGGGCTACAGGTTGGGCGCGCAGGCATCGCCACACTGCGGTTGGAAAATACTTCCGGCGGCAACAGTTTAGAAATTGCGGCTGATTCAACCACAAACGGTATTCGCTTTTACGGGATAAACAATGCGCCGTTTGTTTTTGCGCCTAATGCCACCGAACGTATGCGTCTCGACTCCTCCGGCAACCTCGGCCTGGGGGTGACGCCGAATGCTTGGGCAGCAGGGTCCAGAGCATTGCAGGCGGGAAGCACAGGCGCTGCTTACACCGCCCTGTCGCAGGCTACTGGCGGCGACAGTAATTTGACAAGCAACGTGTACTTGTCTGCGGCGTCAACATGGACGGCCATTGCCTCACTTGGCGCAAGTCGGTATCAGTTAGATTTTGGTTTGCACAAGTGGTACACCGCCGCTTCCGGCACCGCAGGCAACGCGATCACGTTTACTCAGGCGCTCACATTAGATGCAGACCGAAATCTGCTTTTGAACGGCACAACCGCAGGAGCATCGTCTGTTGGCACTTTTGCAATTTTCAACGGCACGGCTCCAACAGGATCAGTCACTAACGGGTGCATTCTTTACACTGAAGACGTTTCATCAAGCAGCGAATTGAAGGTCAGGGACGAGGCAGGCAACGTCACCACCCTTTCACCCCACAACTTTGAACTCATCCCAGAAGGCCCGTCAGAAGACATGGCGTGGTCTTACTATTCGGAGCGTGACGGCAAGCGCATCAACGTGGATATGCTCAAGGCTATTCGCTTGCTGGAAAAGCTCAGCGGTGAAAGACTGGTGTACGAAGCATGATTACGCAACAATCCATTGCCGACTGCTTTGAGTACCGTGATGGGTACTTATATTGGAAGGGCTTAGGCCATCCAAACAAACAGTATCTGCTGGACAAGCCTGCTGGATCAATCCACAAAACAGGCTATCGTCACATCACATGGCGAGGTAAAGTTCAGAAAGCACATCGCTTGATATTTATGTTGCATCACGGCTACTTGCCGCCAGAGGTTGACCACATCAATGGCGACCGTGCTGACAACAGGATTGAAAATTTGCGACCAGCTACACGCAGCGAGAATCAATGCAATCGCAATGCTTTGGCAAACAACACATCAGGCTATCCCGGTGTGTCGTGGCACAAGAAAAGCAAAGCATGGGTTGTGCGTGTAATGAAGAATGGGAAGACTGTTGTCCATCAATACTTCAAAGACTTGGAGTTGGCTGGACTTGTTGCTACTGAGGCACGAGCTTTGTATCACGGCGCATACGCCAAACCTTAAAGGAGCCTAAACCATGACTACTATCACTACTACTTGGACCGTCACGGCGCTTGAAGCCAAGTAAAGGACTCACCATGACAACGATTGTTTGGACCGTTACGCAGCTTGACCGCAACACATCTAACGGGTTTGTCACTACGGCTCATTGGCGTGCTACGGCAACCGATGGGGACTACAGCGCAAGCATTTACTCTACTGCATCATGGTCTGATGGCTCTCCGGCTGTGCCCTATGCCAATCTGACCGAGCAGCAGGTATTGGGATGGATCTGGCAATCAATTGATAAGGCATCTGCCGAGCAAGCTCTAGAGCAGCAAATTGCTTTGCAGAAGAACCCTGTCACGCAACATGGGACACCGTGGAGTGACTGACATGGAACCCGAGATTGACCCCATCAAGTATGGAGCAATGTGGCAGCGTGTCCAGGACTACGAGCGCCGGTTCGAGGTCATTGACAAGAAGCTCGACAAGATGGAACGCCAGATTGAGGAACTCCTAGCACTGGCAAACAAGGGCAAAGGTGGCTTCTGGATGGGGATGACGATTGCCAGCATGGTTGGTGGGGCCATCACCTGGGTAGCGGGGCACTTCAAGGGAAGCTGACGTGGTTGATCCAATTACCGCTCTCGCTGCCATATCATCGGCAGTCCAACTCGTCAAAAAGGTTTCCAAGACCGTTGACGATGTGGCATCGCTAGGGCCGGTGTTGGGCAAGTACTTCGATGCCAAAGAGCAAGCCATCGAGGTGGTCAAGCAGGCCAAGGCTGGTGGCTTCAAGGGATCTGCACTGGGCAAGGCACTGGAGCTAGAAATGGCTCTAGAGTCTGCCCGCGAGTTTGAAGAGCAGGTCAAGATGCTTTTCTTTCAGTCGAACAAGATGGATGTTTGGCAGAGGATCACAGCCCGTGCCAAGCAGATGGAGATCGACGCTGCTCACGATGCGCGGCGCAAGAAGGAAGCTGCAAAGAGGCGTGAAGCCGAGATTGAAGAGGTCATCATCCTGATGGTTGGCCTTGTTGTTGGTGGTGCTGCAATCGCAGTAACCATCTGGGCTGTGATAACTGGGTTCAACTGGTAATGACTAGATCAGAGCTAGAAATCATCATCAAGAAGCGGGCCGCGATCACGGTAACGATCTTTGCGGCGATGCTCGCCATCAATACGATGCTCGGCAGCAGCAACAGCAGCAAGGTTCTCACCAACACGATCCAGGCTAACAATATGTGGGCTTGGTATCAAGCCAAGAATGTGCGCTCTGTTGTCTATGACGTTGCTGGCCGAGCAGATGATGCTGCCAGGATGAAGATGGACATGGAGGACATTACGACTAAGGCGCATGATCTGGAGGAGGAGCGCGACAAGGCGAAGGAGCGAAGCCCTTATTACACCTATGCGGGATCAGCCTTTCAGATTGCCATCGTGCTATCTACTGCTGCCATCTTGGCAGTGACGATGCCATTGTTTTGGGCGAGCGCCGCTGTCGGTTTGATCGGTGCCGGCCTCATGTCTTTCGGTTACTTTGGAGTCTGATATGTTGACCCTTCTCTCTACCGTTGTCTCCTTCCTGATGGGTGGCCTCCCCAAGATTCTCGACTTCTTCCAAGACAAGTCAGACAAGAGGCACGAACTAGAGTTAGCGAAGATGCAGACCGAGCGCGAACTGCAAATGCTAGAGCGCGGCTATGCTGCTCAGGCAAGGGTCGAGGAGATCAGGCTAGATCAGATTCAAGCAAATGCCGAGATGCAGGCTCAGCAAACGCTTATCCAAGCGCAGCAGGCAGAGATGCAGGCGATCTACGCTCACGACATGAGCCTTAACGAAGGCACCTCGACATGGATGAAGAACCTGCGAGCCAGCGTCAGGCCGGTCATCACTTACGGGTTCTTCTTCCTGCTGGTGGCGATTGACCTGGGCTTGTTCTGGTACGGCTGGACTCGCGGCGTGGACTTCAAGGAGTTGGCAGATATGCTGTGGGATGCCGAGACTGCGACATTGTTCGCAGCCATAATAAGTTTTCACTTTGGTGGCCGCGCCTTTGGCAAATGAAAGTCTCAGACCGGCTCATTCAGATGATTAAGCACGATGAGGGCGTGCGGGTTAAGCCATACCGATGCCCGGCGCTGCTCTGGACTGTGGGCGTGGGCCATGTCATTGACCAGAGTCACATCAAGGTGCCATTTGAAGAACGCAAAACTCTACCGATTCCCGCTGGCTGGGATCGAACTCTAAGCATGGATGAAGTCAATGCAGTACTTGCTAAAGACCTTGAGAGCTTTGAGCGTGGCGTTTTACGACTCGCTCCTAATCTTGCTGGCCGTCAAAGTAAGTTCGACGCTTGTGTCTCTTTCAGCTTCAATGTAGGCTTGGGCAACTTCCAGAGAAGCACGATTCGCATGAAGATTCAACGAGAGGAATGGCAAGCAGCCGCAGATTCATTTTTGCTGTGGACAAAGGCCGGAGGCAAAGAGTTGCCGGGTTTAGTCAAGCGCCGCAAAGGTGAACGAGCACTCTTCCTATCTGACTGATGGCAACTAACCTTTATCAGCAACTGCAAGCGCCGGGCAATCCTGATCTGGGATCTGCTCCTCCTGCTTATGACACCAACTACGTCGATCAGAATAACGGCGTTTTACGCACCTACTTTACGCGGCTGAATAACGTCATCTCGACGCTGCTCTCTCCTCGCGGCGGCAAGTATCTCAACACGCCTTATGGTGCGTTTCAGGACGACACAGATCAGACTGACGGATCGACAGCGGTTGCGTACTACTTCAGATTCAACACGACAGACTTTAGCAACGGCGTGTCTGTGCAGTCTCGCACCGCATCGTTTACCGGATCAATTGCAACCACGACATTGACGGTATCGGCCATCTCTGCGGGGTCTATCTTCCCGTCAATGCAGATTTCTGGCACTGGCGTTACGGCTGGGACTCGCATCGTTGCGCAGCTTACGGGTACAACTGGCGGCACTGGAACCTACACGGTAAGCGCATCACAGACCGTAACGTCAACCGCCATGACAGGCGATCTCCCGTCAAAGGTGACTGTAGATCAAGCCGGCCTGTACAACGCTCAATTTTCTGCGCAGTTCATCAACACGACGAACGATGTTCAGGAAATATCTATTTGGTTCAGGAAGAACGGGACTGACATCGCGGGATCGAATAGCGAGTTTGGCATCAAGGCTAGGAAATCTACGGGGTCTGCAAGTCGCTTGATTGCGGCGATGAACTTCATCATTGACTTGGAGACAAACGATTATTTTGAGATGATGTGGCGGGTATCAGATTCTGGCGTTTCTCTTGAGCAGTTCCCAGCCGTAACAGCAAGCGGGACCACTCCAGCTATCCCTGCAACACCCTCGATAATCTTGACTGTCTCTTTCATGTCTAACCAATCAGCGTGACGCCATGCCATACATCCCTCTGAAGATTCCTCCTGGCGTGTACCGCAACGGCACTGAGTTTCAGTCTGCTGGCCGGTACTACGATTCATCGCTGGTGCGCTGGTACGAAGGCACGATGCGCCCTGTCGGCGGGTGGCGCAAACGCAGCACATCGCAGATGACGGGATCTTGCCGAGGCTTTATCAACTGGCGCGATAACAGCGGGGATCGCTGGATCGTTGCCGGTACGCATTCCAAGCTGTACGTCATGAACGAGGCCGGAACCCTCAAGGAGATTACCCCTTCAGGCTTTACGGCAGGCAGTGCCGACGCGGTGCAGAAGATCGGTTACGGTTACGGGCCTTATGGCTCATACGCCTACGGCGTAGCTCGCCCTGATATTGGATCTGTAACACCAGCAACGACATGGAGCTTAGATACCTGGGGCGAGTATCTTGTCGCCTGCTCAAGCTCTGACGGCAAGCTCTACGAGTGGCAGCTAGGATTCGCCACTCCCACGCTGGCCGCTGCGATCACGAACGCGCCTACCGGCAACGAGGCGGTAATGGTTACTTCTGAGCGGTTCGTGTTCGCTCTGGGCGCGGGTGGCAACACTCGCAAGGTTCAATGGTGCGATCAGGAAAATAACACTGTCTGGACTCCAGCCGCGACGAATCAGGCCGGCGACTTTGAGCTAACGACTGTCGGCAATCTCAAGTGCGGCAAACGTGTTCGCGGTCTTTCAATTCTATTCACAGATGTTGATGTCCATACCGCGACATATATTGGCCTGCCCTACGTCTACAGCTTTGAGAAGGTTGGATCTGCCTGTGGCGTGATTTCCTCGCAAGCCGTGGCGGCGATTGAGACTGCCGCGATTTGGATGTCAACTTCTGGCTTTTGGATATATGACGGATACGTCAAGCCACTGCCTTGCGATGTATCTGATTTTGTTTTTCAGGATCTCAATACATCGCAGGCCAGCAAGATATATGCGGTGAACAATTCGAAGTATGGCGAGATATGGTGGCTCTACCCGTCAAGCCAATCCACTGAGAACGACTCTTATGTCGTCTACAACTACCGAGAAGGACACTGGGCCATTGGCGATCTGTCGCGTACGGCTGGGACTGATCGAGGTGTGTACAGCAATCCTTTGATGGTTTCGGTTGACGGCTACATCTACGAGCATGAAGTCGGCTACGCCTACGACTCGGCTACACCTTTTGCGGAGTCAGGACCAATTTCTCTAGGGAACGGCGATCAGACCATGACGGTTCTGGAGTTGGTGCCAGATGAGCAGACGCTAGGCGAGGTGCAGGTTTCCTTTAAGGTAAAAGACTTTCCGACAAGTACGGAGACAACTTTCGGGCCTTATGCCGCTGCGCAGCCTACGGATGTGAGATTTTCAGCTCGGCAGGTTAAGGTCAGGTACACCGGGGCTGTGCTTGATGATTGGCGAGTCGGCGTGCCGAGGATGGATGCTATCGCGGCAGGAAAACGCTGATGGATGACTTTGAGAGGTGTTCTAAATGGCTGGAGGCGGCGCTAGAATACTCGGCAGGGACACACACAATTGAGGACATTGCAGCGGGGGTGAAGAGTGGCGCTTTTCAGTTCTGGCCGGCACCAAACGCAGCAGTAATCACCGAGATCATTGTCTACCCGCAACTCAAGGCTCTGAATTTTTTCTTAGCTGGCGGCGACCTAGATGAACTCAAAGCGATGCGACCATACATCGAGCTTTGGGGAAGGCGAAATGGTTGCACCAGGGTTAACCTTGCTGGCCGCAAAGGCTGGCAAAAAACCTTTTTAAGAGATGAAGGATACGAACCTAAGTGGTTTGTGTTGAGCAAGGAGCTTTGAGATGGCAATCACCTATCCGAGCCAGTTGATGAGAACGCAACTGCCTTACTACGTCAGAGAAGGCGACATCTACTCGCAGATCATGGGGCAGATGCCGCAGCGCCGAGTCACTAGTCCCTACGGCAACTTCACTGGCGGCTATGACCCTAGCATCTACTCTCGCAGGGCTGCAACTGTAGCTCCTGAAACCTCTGGCGGTCTGCTCGGTGTGGCTGATGGTGGCGGGATAGGCGACATGGGTGGCTTAGGTGCTGGCGGCTATGGCATGAATGATGGAATGGGCCTTATCGGACTAGGCAACGCTTTGTCAAGTCTAGGTCTTACGGGGCTGGGTAATTCGATCAGCAATTATGGGACTGACCTTCTTGGTGCGATGGAGTCTCAAGCCGCTGCCGACGCTGCTACAGCCGCGTCAATGGGAGCGGTTGCTTCTGACGCTGCATCCTCAAGCAATACCGCAGGACTAAACGCTGCTGCCGCTGCCGCAGAGATGAGCGCGGCTATGGATGCAGCCGCAGCAGAGGCCGCCGCTTTGGGTGATTTGGCCGGCCTAAATGCCGGAGATGTTGGTGCAATGAGTGGCCCTAGCGATGCCTCTGCCGGTGATTTAGGCGGTTTGATTGCCGGCGATATGGGTAGCATGGCTGCTGCCGCAGATGCGGCTGCTGGATATGCCGCTGCTGATGCCGCAGGCATGTCAGGTTTTGGCAGTGAGGGTGCGTTTGGTTCTTCTAGTGCATCCGACAGTGCTGGTGACTTAGGCGGCATGGGTGCCGGCGATATGGGTGGTATGGGTTTTGGTGGCGATGCAGGATTCGGAGGCGATGCAGGTTTTGGAGGCGATAGCGGCGGCGGCCTTTACTACAAAGGCGGCAAGGTCACTATGGGTGGCCTGCTCACTGACTTTGATCCTCCCGGACCGGATGACGGTTACGCAGCCCTCCAGGCTGGCGAGTACGTCATCAAGAAATCAACCGTGAAGAAGCTGGGCGACAAGAAGCTCAAAGCCTTGAACGAAGGCCGGGCAACGATCAAAATGCGTAAATGAAGGAGTTGGAATATGTCTAAAGGTGGCGGCGGCACGCAAACGACTACGCAGTCAATTGACCCTGATCTGAAGAATGCATACCTGCAACAGATTGAGCAGGCGCGAGGTGTGGCGGCTGCATTGCCTGCGCAGCAGTTCGCGCAGTTCAATCCCCTGTACGAGGCTGGCGAGCGGCAGCTTACAAACCTGGGGCTGACTCCATTCGCGCCAGAAGAGATCACAGCCTTTCAGAATCCTTACGAGCAGCAAGTTGTCCAGAATACGCTTGCTGACATCGAGGAGCAAAGGCGCATGGCGCAGATGGTTGAATCGCAGCGCGCCACAGCGGCTAAAGCCTTTGGCGGTAGCCGGCAGGGCGTAGCGCAGGCTCTGACCAACGATGCATATCTTAGGGAGGCCAGCAGGGCATCTGCGGGGCTGCGCCAGCAAGGCTACGGCGAAGCTGCAAGACTTGCCCAGCAGGCGCGCAACATTGGCCGTCAGGGCGCAATGGATGTCCTCGGTCTTGGCGGCACCCGTCAGCAGCTTGAGCAGCGTGAGCTTGATACTCTGCGAAACATCGGCCTTGAGCGGTTGGGGATATCGCAAAGCGCATTGAGTGGGAGCCTGCCAAATCTTGGCATGACGACGACATCTCCGCTGTATCGCAATCGCGGATCTGGGGCGCTTGGTGGTGCATTGGCTGGAGCAAGTTTAGGAAGCAGCATCCCAGGAATTGGAACTGGAATCGGCGCTGGCATTGGTGGTCTGCTTGGCCTGTTTGGATGAGGTGAAACATGGCAACATCATTTGATCTTGGCGGGTTGCTGGGGTCGGCATTCGGTGCTGACGAATACGGCGATTTATTGACGCCAGAGCAACAATCGTCGATCAGGAATAGGGCTATGCTTTCCGCTGCCGCTGCGCTCTTGCAGGCCGGTGGCCCGTCTACGACACGCACCACGCTAGGACAGGCGCTCGGGTCTGCTTTGACCGCTGGTCAGGCTGGCGCTGAGAGAGCGCAGCAGTCGGCATTAGCCGGCATGATGACTCGCCAGAAGCTGGAGGAGGCGCGCCGAGCGCGTGAGATGGAAGAGAACATTGCTAAGATTCTTGGCGGTGGGCAACAGATTGCGCCTGCTGCTGGAGGTGAAATCACTCCAGATATGGCGCTCGCTGCGCCAGTTACCGAGGGTATGCCTGCTGGGCCTACGGTTGCGCGAGCAGGGATGATCGGGCAGGCTACGCCCGCTGCGCCTGCGATGAGTCCTAATGAGATGCAAGCGCAGCGGTATCGTGATGCTGCTCGTTTGTACACATCAAGAGGCCGAACTGAAGATGCCAAGCGCATGATCGACATTGCCGAGCAGCTTGCGCCGACTCGGCAGAAGGTCATCGGAGAGCCGATCCAGACTAGGACCGGCTGGGTTCAGCGTACTGAGTCTGGTGGCTTTATTCAGTTGCCCAAGGACTTTGAGCCGCAAGTTAGGGTCAAGCCGATTGGCGAGCCTTTGACCGTTACGGATGAGGCATCCGGCAATCAGATTCTTGTCCAGCGTTTCGACGACAACACCATCAAGCCGCTGGAAGGTTTTGGCCCTAAGCGTGATGTCGTGCTGCAAACCATTGACGGCAAGATTGTCGCTATTGACAAGAGCAAAGTCGCAGCAGGGCAGACATTTGGAACCGGCAGGAACTTGCAATTCGTTGATGTTGATGGCACCAAGCAGCTTATTGACCTTAACGCGACACCTGTCGGAACCGTATTCGGCAAAGGCCAAGATCTCCAGCTTGTTGACGTTGATGGTCAGAAGCAACTGATTGATCTGAAAAACACTCCTGTCGGAACAAAATTCGGCACTGGACAGAACATCCAGATCATTGACGTTGATGGTCAGAAGCGTGCAGTTGATCTGAGGAATATTGCTCCGGGAACAACCTTTGGAACCGGCATATCTCCGGTGGAGCAAGCGCGCCTAGACATTGAACGTCAGACTCTGGACATTGCCCGTGAGAGGCTTAAGATCAGTCAAGATGAGTTCAATCGCGGCAACTATCAGAGAGTGGAAACTCCTGGCGGCATTATGTATGTGCCAACGACTCCAGGCGGTAAAGTCATTCCTCTGACGGATGCGACAGGCAAACCCTTGATGGGCATTGAAGGCCAGCAGCTTGAGATTGCTCGGCGCAGGCTGAACATCAGCGAAGCCGAGTTCGCTAGGGGCGCGTATGAGCGCACCGAGACTGCCAACGGTATCTTTTATGTCCCGAAGGTTCCTGGCCGGCCCATCATTCCTCTTACCGATGCAGCAGGCAAGCCGCTGATGGGTGCTAGCGGATCGGCAAGGCCGACAGAAGGCGAGTCGAATGCTGCTGGTTTCGCCCAGCGTATGGAAAGATCACAGGATGTCATTAGTGGTCTACCAGCAGGATCGCAACCCGGCGTAAGGGCTGCTGTGGCTGGATCGTTGCCCGTCATTGGTGGTGTCGCGCAGCGGCGTGCAATGACTGCCGAGCAGCAGCAGTACAAGCAAGCCGCAGATGATTGGATTCGCGCCAAGCTGCGCAAGGAATCTGGTGCTGTCATCGGTGAGGATGAGATGCGCAAGGAATACGAAACGTATTTCCCGCAAATTGGAGAGGGGCCAGAAGTTATTAGGCAGAAAGAGCAGGCTCGCGCCATCGCCACTGGCGCTATGCGAACATCTGCCGGCAGGGCGTATCAGCCTTATGTGCCGCCGCCCCCAGCGCAAGTCCCGAAAGAAGGCGACACGGCAAAAGACAGGAACAACAGGAACATTGTTTTCCGTAACGGTCGATGGGAATATCAATAATGGCAACTTCACCACGTTCCGGTCAGGCAGTCCCGCTCGATGATCTGCCCGAGTCTCTTCGCGTAGCCGCCCCAGCATCAGGCGAGCCGGTGCCTGCTGGAGCAATGCAGCCTCCTGCTGCTGCGCCGAGGTTTCAAGGCACGCCAGTACAAGCCGGCATTGGCCGATCACTTCTTCAAGGCTTGACGTTTGGTTTTTCCGATGAAGCAGAGGCAGCAATGCGCGCTCGCGCAACGTCTGGTCCTCGTTACGAGCAGGAGCTTGCCAGGGTCAGGGCTGGCATCAAGCAATACGAAGAGCAGTACCCAGTAAGAGCATTTGCTGGCGAAGCTACTGGAAGTTTGCTGCCTACGGTTGCCGGTATTTTTGCGGCTCCTTTTACTGGCGGTGCATCTACTGCCGCCACAGCAGCCAGCGCTGCTCGCATTCCTGGCCTTGCCTCAATGATGACGAGGGGCGCAGGAGCAGGCGCAGCAACTGGCGCTCTGTCTGGTGCCGGTACGGCTCAAGGCGGCATTGAGGATCGAGTCCTTGGCGCAACGCTTGGTGGCGTTACTGGTGGCGTACTCGGCGGGGCGACTCCAGCTATTACATCTGGCATCGGATCTGGCGCTCGCATGGTTGGCGAAGCCACAGGTATCGTGCGCCCGCAAGATCCACTGAACAAAGCGCAAGAGATTCTCGCTCGCAAGATTGCCCAAGAGGGCATGACTCCGCAGCAGTTGGCGGCACGCCAAGCCGAAGTAGTCCGTACCCTCAAGGCGCGTGATGAGACTCTTGCAGACATTGCCGGCGAAGGTGTCAGACGCCTCGCTCGCGGTGCAATGGCTATCCCGCAGGCAGCGGAAACCGAAACCCGTCAGATGCTGACGGAGCGCATGGTTGCTGCCGGTCCTCGCATCATCAAGGACATCACCGATCTGACGGCAGTCGGTGCCCGTGATTTGG